ATGATAACTACATGGATTGGCTACAATCTATTAATCATGACAACTAAACAAATATTATCCCTAATAGTTATAAGTTCGGCACTGGGTTATTACTACTATGAAAATAATCAACCAGACAATACTATTGTGGTTATTATGCCGGATGATAAACCTAAAACTATTCCAGAAAATAAACCAAAACCAAAAGAAAAAAGCGGATTAGTATTTACGGAGGTTGATAAGTATCGTAAAATTGAAGAAAATACAATATACGGAGATGTATTAACACATAGTTTTGAAAAACCATACGGTGATCAAGATAGTAGAAGAATCAATGTGCATGAAACTTCTCATGGTATAACATCTCATCTTAGAAATTTATATAGTAAAGCATTGAGTAAAAAATTAAATGTTTTTTATGTTTTAAATTCTCGCTGTATAGTATTGGAAGAATCTAATATTAGTATGCATTTAGTTACTAAATATATTCCACCAGACTTAAGATCATACAGATATAATCTCTACTTTGTTAAAAATATTGTGGATTGGAATGATATGCCATCATATATTATTGATGAATGGAATTCTTATATATTAGGAAGCAAAAGTGCAGTTGAAGATTATAATAATGGTATTCTAAATGAAAGAGTTGATGCTGTTAGCGGGTGTTTAGATTTTAGTATCTATGCTATTTGTTTTGCTATGGCTGTTAAGGAACATGATAATGAATATTGGCAAACATATCCTCAATTTAAAAATACTATTAAATTTCTTTTGATAGAAGCGGAAAAGACTTTCGGTGAAGGAATGGAGATAGAAAATTTTAGAAATTCTAGTCAAGAAAAACTATATGAAAATCTAAAAAGTAGCCCAAACGCAGCAAAAATAAGAGCGTTTTTGAAGGAAGAATTCGATAATATTTTTATCGATAAATAGGATTACGGCGATGTCTCGTAAAAAAGAATTTTTCAAGTCGAGCCATTGACATAGCCGATACTAGAGAGTACAATGATAGGAACGAGCAAGGGTTGTATTGGTCAGGTGACTAAGCCCAAGTTCGTTTGAGTTACTAAAGAATATTTGGAGGATAATTATGGCAGAGGTTACTACTTCCGTTAAGCAGACTCGCGTTCGTTGCAGTGACGAGATGTTTCTTGAGGCAGTTTTTTCGAGCAAGACATATGCCGAAATTGCTGCTAAGACTGGTCAAAAGTTGAACAGTACTATGAGTCGATATGCCCGTACCAAGAAAACCCTTGCCGAAAGAGGACAGATTCTTCCTGAGATGGAAAGGTCTAAGCCTGTTCGCAAGGTTGATAATGTTGAGGCTATGGTCGAGACATTTCAGAGGCTCAAGGCTGCTCATAATTCGTGATGTTTAAATCCAACAAGATATATAACCCTATTTTGTTGGAACGGGATTGTGGCGGAATTGGCATACGCGATGGACTCAAAATCCATTTCCTATTAGGAGTGTGGGTTCGACTCCCACCAGTCCCATTATGAACACATTATGTAGCGCAAGAGTTCCTAACTATAATCCAAAATCTCCAATTAGTCATTTTATTTTAATGACAGTGCGAGAATATAATGATTATGATGGTGGCACATATATTGATGAAATAAAAAATATTAATGATTTTGTGGATAATTCGTATAAGGCTATTGATGATCCATTTTATAGAATATATGGTGAAAAAAGAGAAAATAATCCTAGTCCTTCTCTAGTATTTATTGCGGAGTTTTTTGATCTTAAAAAAGCAAAAGATTTTTTATATAATATTACTGGAGAATATCCCATAGTAATTTCTTACTAAAATGAATTACACTATTGATATTGAATGGTTTGATGAGGGAGGATATTGCAACTTTTATCCTTTGGTTGACGAAACCAATAAGGGATTCAAAGAATTTAAATCCGAAAAAGATGCTAAGGCCGCATTGTTTTTTCAACAATTACTTAGTAAGCATGGATTATCTCCAATAGCATATACTGATGTAGTTAAATTACCAATCAAAGATTTATCCTTATATAGTTCATATGGTTTTGTAACAGAAATTGCTGGATATATGATTACAGAGCCAATTACAAGATGGAGTAAAAAATATACTCATTTTCTAGAAAAAATACAAGACTTAGTTGACAACATCAAGCATCATACTAATTTAGACTTTTGGGATTGTCATCAATATAATATTGGATTGATTAATGATAAATTAGTTTGTATTGATACTGGACTAGAAAGTTTTGATCCTTCTAGTGATGCTTGGGGATTGGGAAAACCGGGTCCACAGTGTTATTATTGTTACGAGTATTTTTGTAAATGTGAGGAACCAGATGCCATACATTAAAGAAGATATTAGAAAAGAGTTAGATATTTGTATAGATAAAATGATTACTTGTTTGGGTATTCCAAAATCTACAAATGGAAATATGACTAATGAAGATTTTTCATCTATACTTGGAGATATTAATTATTCATTTTCCAGAATCATCACATCTTTGATGGGCAGAGAATCATATGCAAAAATAGCAATGATCACTGGTGTTCTAGAGAATATAAAGCAAGAATTCTACAGAAGAATAGCCGCTCCTTATGAGGATACAAAAATTAGGGAATATGGCGACATAAAAGAGTATTCTAACATTAATAAAAGATATTATTGATAATCAGAATGGTGTATTAGATATTGCAACTATCTAATAGGAAAAGATTATGTCAAAAGATATAGAAAGAATGCTAAAAGAAATCCTACAACTAGATAAACAAATTCTAAAAATAGAAGAAACTAATAGCAGAGACTTATCGGAACTAAAAAAGATTGTTAAATTTATTAATAGAAGATTGGATGAGATAGCAGAAAAGGTAAAAGAATTTGAAATTATTTTGGATGAACCAGACGATGAAGAAATAGAATATGACGATACTGATGAGTGGATGCCATATGACGAAAATAATTATATCTCAGAGGATTACGAGTCTTATGGAGAAGAAAATAACGACAACGACGAAACTTTTTAATTAACGCTTGACAACCACGATTGTCGATGATATACTTGGCGTATCACACAGGAAACTTGGAGACTTAAACGATGAAACTTGCAGATCGAACGGTTGAAATTCATAGTAGGGGTTTGGAAAGCAGTAATCAATTTACTATTGCTCAAACGAGCAAAATGTTTAAAATCCTGTCGGACTCTCTGTATTCCGATAAGGTTATGGCAGTTATTCGTGAACTAAGCACAAATGCTTATGATGCTCACGTTGCTGCTGGTAATAAGAATCCTTTTAAGATTATTCTGCCAACACAAGCGGTTCCATCTTTTACCGTGCGTGATTATGGTACGGGTCTTAGTCAGCAGGATATGGAGGAACTATATACCACTTATGGGGCAAGCAACAAGAACGATAGTAATGATTTTGTTGGTTGTCTTGGATTAGGTAGTAAGAGTCCGTTTGCTTATACCAAGAGTTTTAGCACAGTATCTTATTATAACGGAACTAAGTATTCTTATATTGCGGCTATGGACGAGAACGGTGTTCCTAGTCTTAATCTGTTCGATATTAGTCCAACTAAAGAGCCTAACGGTCTTGAAATTAGTTTTGCTGTTAAACAGTGTGACTTTGGCGAGTTTACTACCAAAGCAAAAAGAATTTTCCATTACTTCAAGATGAAGCCCATTATTGAGGGTGGTTTTGGGGAGAATCTGTCAGATCATTCGTATTCTTATACTAACTTTGTTATTGATGGTAAGGGTTGGAGAATTGGTAGACTAGCAAATAATAATGATCAATATCCTTCAGCGTATAACAATGCTGATAGTGGTATTGTTGCTATCATGGGTAATATTGCCTATCCTGTTGATAGTTCAAAAATTATTGGAGAAGCAGAAAAAGAATCTTCCAATGACGCTATCCAGAAATGGAATCGTACCTTTAAAAAGGTAGATGTTGATAACTGGAAGAATCTAGTCAAGGAGGTTCTAGGGTCCGGCCTATATCTTGAAATCAATTTTAATATTGGTGAATTGGAAATGGATGTGAGTCGTGAAGGCTTACAGTATACAAAAAATGTTATTAAAGTTTTGCGTGAAAGAACTCAAGATATTTATCTTCAACTCAAAGAAGATATGACTCAAAAGATTACTCAGTGTACTAATCTGGTAGATGCTTATCAGACTTATTATAATCTGAGCGATCTTGCTGGTGGATGGACCGCTGGTGCATCATGGACCGACCAGTCTGGCAAGACCCACGAATTAACTAGTGGTAAAGATCTTGAATATAAGTTCAAGAAAAATAAGCAGTTGTATGTTTTTAATTTTAGAACATCTGGTTATCGCTCTCGTCGTATGGTTTATCTAACAGATAAAATCCATAATGAAACACTCAAGGGGGTTCCTCAATACTATTGGAGCGGAACCAAAAAGAGTGGTAAAATGATCTTTTTCCGCTGTGATATTAAGGGTGAAGAAACTGCCAAAAAGATTGTGACAAAGTATTGTAATCAAAATGATTGCTTTGCTTATCTTATGGTGGATAGTAGTCATCCAGAAGATTCTACAGAAGGTTTTGATGATATCATGAGTGATATCGGCGGAGAAACTAATGTAGTTAATGTTTCTGATTATCGTAGTCTACTTAGCAAGGGACCACGCAAGAGTAGCGTTTCTTTTGGTCAGATTAGTGCTGGTGAGGTTTTTATTATTGGTGGTTGTCCAGACGCTAATGATAAACTAGTACTATCTGGTAATGGAATAAATGATTCTGATCTTCTAAGAGAAGTAGACGAAGATATCTATGAAACTATTGAAGATCAAGACGAGACAATTTATATTCCTATTATTAGGTATGCTTCGGTAGAAGGATTTCCATCTATCGCTTATCTTAACAAAATCATTAAAGATAAAAATCATACTCTTCACAATCTATTGAAAGACAAGAATATTCTTGCTATCAAGCAGAGTGCTGTTAGTAAGATCAAAGATTTGAATCTTGTTGATTTCAATGCTTGGATCAAGCCTCAATTAAAGAGCATGATGAGTAAACTCTGCGGAGAAGTTGGATCATATAAGAATATTGTGGACTACTGTACTGAACAGTATAATGCAGACGAGAAGAATGAGACTTATGGTTACTATAGAATTCGTGCAGATAGGCATATAGCGGTTACTATTCTAAGCATTTTTGGTATTGATTATCATAAGTATATTGGTGGATCGGAACTTTGTAATCTGGTCGATCAATGGATGATTCATTACTTTTTTGCTCATGTTATTCATAATAGTTTTGATATGAAGTTTTGTAAGAAGTCAGAATACTTTGCTGTTATGACAAAAATATTAGCAAAACATAATATGAATGGTATTGATCCTGAGAAGATTCGTAAACAAACTCAAGAGTTTAATATCTTAAAGAGTGAGATCAATACTATGTATAGTGAAGATTATACATCTAAGATAGTATCAATTTCTCAAGAATCCAAAGATTTTTGTGAGTCGATAACGAAAAGTAGTGATCTTAGAAAAAACTTTAAAGCGGAGGTTGACAAGGTGCCGATGCTCAAGTATATTGTGAGTAGTACGTTGGATGGGACTAGTGCTGATGGGGGATTGAACGGAATAGGTTCCTCTAATCCGCTTAGAGTAAATCATAATCGCTACTATACTCCGCCAGCATGGTTTGTAACTATTGATGAAAACGGTATTGAACAGTTAAGAAATAGTCTAAGTGTTTTGATCAAATAATTTCACAGGAAAAGAGGAGAATTAAAATGAGCGTTCCGTTTATGTGGGTTGATGGTAATTTGACGTTGATCTTGAATAATAAGGCTTATCAAGTTATTCCCGATCATATTAATTACAAGTTGATTCTTGAGGCTCTACCAACAGCAACTAATGATGAGTTGCTAGATCTGGTAGATATTGAAAAGGCAGTATCATCATTTAGCGATGGTCTGGTTGAAGTCAAGAATGGCAAGGTGCTTTTTGATGGTGAAGAAGTTCATGGTAGTATTAGTAAGCGTATTCTGGAGTTTATGAGCAAGGGATTACCGTTTCAGCCTCTTGTAAACTTCTTGAATAATCTTATGGAAAATCCTAGTATGCAAAGTCAAAAGGAACTATATGATTTCTTGGAGCATGAGCATCTGCCAATTACTGAGGATGGTCATTTCCTAGCATACAAGGCTGTTCGTAGTGACTATATGGATAAGTATGCTGGCACATTTGACAATCATGTTGGCAAAGTTTGCCAAATGAATAGGGCTAAGGTTGACGATAATCGTAGTGTTGGTTGCTCTCAGGGACTTCATGCTGGTGCTTTAAACTATGTGGCTAATTATGGTAGTGCTGATAGTGGCGATCATATTATGATTGTTAAGATCAATCCAAAGGATGTGGTCAGCGTTCCTAGTGATTGTAATCATGAGAAACTTCGTACTTGTAGATATGAAGTTGTTGGTGAATATCAAGGTGAACTACTAAAGCCTCTTTACAAGGCTGAGTTTAGTGAAGATTCTTATGATGAGGATGAAGAACAGTTGTATGATGAGTATGATGATGATTACTGGAATCAGTACGAAGATGAAGATGAAGATGAAGATTATGATCCCGATCAGGATTATATTTGATAAAAATGGAGTGAGCAATTTGGGCTATGGCGGTTCGATCCCGCCAACACTCTTTTGTTGATTATGATAAAGGTAAAATACAATGGACCAAGAAGATGATAACTATAATGATGAGTATGATTATGATGATGCTCAAGACAAATATAAGCACTATTTTAAGTTTGATCCCGCTGCTTGGGATGCTTGGGGTAAAATGCTATATAATGCTCTAAATGATATAGTCGAAGGATCATCAAATGTGTGGTATGTTAATTTTCCCAAAAAGTCGTTTCCTGTGAATAGTTATTTCTCCAATACTGAGAAGTCTAAAAACTTCCAGTATTTGGGGATTAACTATCAGAAACAACCCATATGGAAAAAAGAGTACTTTGTTAACGCTGGATTAGCCAGAGAGTACTTGAATCATATTCAAAGTCATGCTGTTCATTTTGTATTACAACCACATTACTACAAAGGATTATTTGATATCCTAAATTAATATGAAATATATCTTATATTTTCAATCCTCAGATAGAGTAGTCAGATTTTCTAGAACAGATGCTATTAAAGAGATAGAAACTAGGCTGAATTTTCTAGAAGATATTTGTATCAAAGTTGTAGAGGAATCAAATTTTACTACAAAAATATACAAGCCAATTTTTTCAGTTACGCTTGAACTTAAATAAATACGGAGAAAGACATGGGTAAACAAAACTATATTATAGATGATTTAGAAGAGTTTACAAGGTCGGCCAGAAAACTTGTATTCAATGGTTTCGATAAAAGCATAGGAGATGATCCTGACGAGTTTACAAAACTTATTACAGAAATTAGTCAAGATGATTTGGAGGAGATGGATCAAATTTTAACTCAGCAAGAATCTCTGGTTATAGTTAAGAGTCTGGCTAAAGAACAAAAACATAAAATCACAAATGAGTCAAGATATTTAATTGATGAAAAAATATTTTCACAAATTATAGAAGAAATGAATGGACGACTAGTTAGTAATATGCTATCATCATTAGCAAGTAAGGGTATGATAGAGTCCGCTTACGATGAACAAATCAATGATTTTGTTTTCTGGATAAAAGACGATGAAACACCTGAAACCGATTGAGGTTGATGCTTCTTTTCTATATAGATGTCCATCTGAAAATTGTGGTGCTAATCATTGGTTGTTTTTACGAGAAGTCAAGACCAAAAATTTCAAGATTGTTTGCGATTGTGGAACAGTGTTTAGGCCAAAAACAATCGACAACATAAAAATCAAATATAGTGATAAATCTAAAGTAAAGCAAAAGCCTAACGCAAACAAGGATGCAATAGAACACAATAAATCTGAATTAAGAATTCCGGTTGACTTGTTAAACAAATGTGTTAAAATACTGGTTCAGTATGGCTTTGAAAACCAAGAGGCTAAAGACATACTAACTAAAACGTATCTAATTAATCAAACCGATAATGCCGTACAACTTATTGAGTTATCATTAAAATCATTGGAGATAAAAAATGTCTAAAGGTATAAGGCCAACTAAATTTAGCGAAATTCTTGGGCAAGATGATGTGATTAATAGGCTAAAGGTCAGCGTGACGGGCTGTTTAAAAACATCAACCGTGATGCCACACACTTTAATAGATGGGCCACCGGGCCTTGGTAAAACTACCATAGCGAGTGCTATCGCCAACGAATTGAACGTAAATCTGTACACAACCAACGCGGCAAATCTCAGAAGTGTTAAAAATATTATTCCGTATCTTATGGGAATTGCACCACGATCAGTCCTATTTATTGATGAAATTCACAGGCTACCAAAACTTGTTGAAGAATTTTTGTATCCTGTTATGGAAGATTTTGTATTAACAATCACTCTAGAGAAAAAACCAGAAACTATTGATCTTCCAGCTTTTACTTTGGTAGGAGCAACAACTAGTGGTGGTAGTTTAAGTCAACCATTTTATGATAGATTCAGCATCAAAGAACATCTTAGTTTTTATAACGATACTGATTTAGCTAAACTAGCAAGATCGAACTGTGATAAACTCTCTATTTCTATTGATGAGACTGATCTTGTTGAGATCGCTAAAAGAAGTAAAGGAACTCCTAGAATTCTAAACTCTAGATTACAATGGTATAAAAATTACAAGACCTGTCATCCAAATTCTACAGAATCTATAGATGAGATTTTTAGTATTCAAGGTATTGATAAAGACGGATTGGATGCTTATGATAGAATGTATTTGAATCTACTACTAAGCAATAAAGGTAATCCATTAGGCTTAAAAGCAATATCTTCTCTTACTGGTATTGCTGTAGAAACTATTGAAAATAGCATAGAGCCATATTTGGTTAGAAAAAAGTTTATATCACGAACCCAAAAGGGCAGAGTGATAGGAAACTATACTAACTAATAATAGTATCTAAATTAGATAATCAATTTAAATCAAGATAGGTGGGCTTGTCCCACCTATTTTGCTATAATAGTGTATAATATAACCAGAAAAGGATGTTTTATGTTTAACAGAAGAGGCTTTATCGACACGGGCGTTTTAGGATATCTAGGACTAAATCTTGGAGACTACCTAAAATTAAGAGCAGAAGAACCTTCTGTGAAGGAAGCAAAAGCACAGTCAGTGATTTATATTTATCTACCGGGTGGATATGCTCATCAAGAAACATTTGACCCAAAACCCAATAGTCCGGTTGATTATAGGGGTCCTTTAAATAGTATATCAACTAGTATTCCTGGAATATTTTTTAGTCAATACTTAACAGAAACTGCAAAAATAGCGAACAAAATTAGCATTATCAGATCCATGACTCATAGCGAAACAGCACATGAGCGTGGAACTAATAATATGTTTACTGGATATCGTCCTAGTCCAGCCATTCAGTATCCGAGTTTAGGATCAGTAGTCAGTCAACAATTAGGAGTCAGGAATAATTTACCTCCATATATAACAGTACCAAATGTACCTAATGAATTTGCTGGTGCTGGATATCTTAGTCATAGTTATTCATCATTTAGTCTTGGTGGAAATCCAGAAGATCCAAACTTTAAAGTTAGAGATTTAACATTACCAGATGGAATATCTGTAAATAGATTTGATAAAAGAAAAGCGATGCTAGAAATAGTCAACAAAGAGTTCAATGTTAGGCAAAAGTCAGACTCTTTGGATTCTATGAATTCTTTTTATCAAAATGCTTATGATATTATGAATTCGTCTCAGGCTATACAAGCATTCGATATTAACAAAGAAGACGATAAGACCAAAGAAATTTATGGTAAAACTGCTGCTGGAATGAGATTACTACTAAGCAGAAGATTGGTGGAGGCGGGGGTAAGATTCGTGAATGTAACTTATGGCGGATGGGATCATCACGATAATATAGCGCTAAATATAGGTAGTCAGTTGCCATCTTTTGACAAAGCTTTTTCTGCATTAATAAATGACCTAGATGAAAAAGGTCTATTAGATTCAACACTGGTTTGTGTTGCCACAGAATTTGGTCGTACTCCAAAAATAAATCCAACCGCTGGACGCGATCATTGGCCGCGTGTTTTTTCTATAGTCATGGCAGGGGGCGGAATTAAAAAAGGGCTGGTATACGGCTCCAGCAACGACACAGCAAGCGAACCACAGGACGATCCGGTGAGTGTAGAGGACTGGGGAGCCACACTATATAATTTACTAGGCATTGATCATAATAAACATCTAATAGCTCCAGGTAATAGGCCAGTTAAAATTATTGATAACGGTAAAATTTTATCAGATCTAATATGATAAACTATAAAAAAATTCTAATTATTGGCGGTACACAAATGTTAGGTAGGGATTTTGTAGAATATTTATTATTACAAAATTCTAAATCTGATATATATCTTGCAAATAGAGGGATTACAAATCCAGATTTATTTAAGGATAAAATTAAACATATCTATATAGATAGATATAATGGAGAATGCGAGAATCTACACGACTCATCATTCGATTTAGTAGTAGATTTTTCTTGCTATAATCTTGGCGATTTTAAAAAAATACATCCCAATATAAATTGTAAAAAATATATTTTGATATCAACAACATGTGCTGATGGGACTGATAAACAATCAAAAGAAAATTTTGAAAATAATAATATATTTGAATATTGTAAAAATAAAGAAGAGTTAGAAAATTATGCTATAAATTTTGATAATGTGTGTGTTGTAAGACCACCAATAGTATATGGATCAAATGATTATACAGGAAGATTTTATGAAAAAGATGGGACTATATATTGGACACATGATAATTCAAAAGTTTTAGCAAATACAAATCTTATATCAGTTAGAAAATTAACTGTATTATTATATAATTATATACAAAAAGATAGCTATGAAAAAATTATATCTGTGAATAGAGAGGGTTTAAGTGTTGTAAAATATAGATATGAATGTAAGATACATCATTACGAATCAAAACTATTAACAATACAAAAATTTAATGAACCATTTAATCATATTATTATAGATAATTTATTTAATGATAATATCTATGCATCATTATGTAATAAATTTTCAATATTTATATCTAAAACAGTTCCATATAAAAATCAAAAAAACGCAACTAGTAATTATGATGCATATATTTATGGTTTGTCTACAAAAGAACTAGTGGATGGCTATGATTTTTTTGCATCAGAAGAATTAAAAAATTTTGTTGAAAAAACTTTTAATATTGTAACAACAAAACACGTTGCACCATCTGTTCATTTTCATAAAAGTCCATCTAAAAGCGGTTTTATTCATAGAGATATGAATATAGTTTCATTTATAAATAGCAATAATAAATTTGTATGTACTGGAGGAACTAATTATACTGACGATACCGAAACTAATCCTGACACAATCAAAGTTATGCGAACAATAGCTATGATATATTATTTTAATAACGATAATAGTTCATACGATGGCGGTGGAACAGGAATATACTCTAGCTATAATGGAGGACTGATAAAAACTATAGAGCCTATTAATAATAGATTATTTATATTTGAAATTACTCATAATTCATATCATGCATTTATAGGATGTGATTATGATAGATCATGTCTTGTTAATTGGTTTCATTCTGGCCCAGCATATTCTGTTAATAGACAATGGAAATATTTTAGAAAAAATCCAAACCTAATAGAAAGATGGCCTTTACCAGATGATAAAATAAAATACTGGTCGATAGAAAATGACCCAGAGTACAATAAGTACTTTAATTTTTCTATAAAAGATCATTTTGGCGTCTTCATATAAATGGTGTATATTAAAAGACAATTATGAATAATAGCAATATAATTATATTAATATTACTAATTTTAAATATTATAAGTTTATTTATCGGATATATTTTAGGCAAAATATCTTCTATTAATACAATAAATATTACAGATAGATACTTATCCAATAATCAGAATTTAAAGAAAAAAGAAGGAATGTCTATGGTCGATATTGATGAAACAAAATTTATTCCAAAAATTATTACTGATAATTTAGAAAAAAAATACGATAAACTAGCAACATCAAAACAATCTACGGAAAATATTACTGATTCTATAAATAAGCTAAAAAATCTAAAAAAATGACTGGAGAAGAAACATGGCTAAAGGCTTAGACGTGGGTACAAGTTTTATTGTTTTAGCAGAGCAGAACGATGAAGGTATTAAGTATACCGATTTTAGAGATGCTTTTTACATTATAAAACCGACAACTCCTGTTGCTACTAAGATGATAGAAAAAGGATTAAACGGTAAAGTATTTATTAAAGATAGTGACAATTCTTTTATTCTCTTAGGAAAAGATGCTATAGAAAAAGCCATAGAAAGAAACGATAGCGCAAAAAGACCTATGTATAAAGGTGTTGTGTCGTCAAAAGAGAAAGAAGCAAAAAAAGTACTAGCTTTTATTCTGAAAGAAGTAGTCGGGAAGGCTTCAGAGTCAGGCGAAAAATTAATATTTTGTAAACCGGCGCAGCCAGTTGATCAAGAAGATGATGATTTTGATGTTGGATATCATGAAGATGTTGTAAAAACAATATTAGCAGAGCAGGGTTATGATGCTAGAGCGATTAATGAAGCAGAAGCTCTATGCTATGCTGGATTAGAAGAAAATGATTATACTGGGATTGGAGTCAGTTGTGGGGCTGGTATGACTAATGTTTGTGTTATGTTAAATGGTGAACCAACAGTAACTTTTAGTACAACCAAATCTGGAGACTGGATTGATCGAATGGTGGCTGTTGCTATAGGCGAACCAGATAGTGTAGTCCAAGCAGAAAAAGAACATGGTTCTTACAGAATAGGTGAGGCTAGTGATAGTCCTGTGCTTCAAGCGGTCTGTTCGTATTATGAAAGATTAATAGATTATACCACTAAACATTTGAGTATAACATTAGTAAACCATAAATCTTTACCAAAATTTAAAGAACCTCTAAAAGTTGTTATCGCTGGCGGCACATCATTAGCAAAAGGATACGTTGAAACATTTCATCAAAAATTAATAGATAATAATTTTCCTGTACCAATTAAAGAAGTTGTTCATGCCAACGATCCTCTTCATGCTGTAGCGAAAGGTTGCTTAATAGCATCTCAAGTACTATAATACTCTCTATAAGGAGTATTAGATGATAATTCCAGAAACTAATATTGTGGCTATTTCTTACGAGCCACAATGGCAAACTCAAGACTATATAGATAGTGTATTTCAGTCTCTAAAGGGTTCTTCAAAAAGAAGCTGGTTTATTGATCATGCTTATCATTGTTTACCATTAGTTATTGGTAATCAATATGGATTTGTAGTAAAATCTTTATATGATTTTGAAGTAATTTGGGATGGAGGAAATGCTGTTGAGTCAGTCAAAGTCAATATATTAACTCCAGAAGAAGAATATAAAAAAACACATAATCTACAATCTATAAAAGCTCATTTCGGAATGGGTACTTTTACAATACAAATGCCATATCAATTAAGAACATCTCCAGGAATTAATTTGATGACAATAAATCCACCAAATTATATTATAGATGGTATATATCATATGACAGGCGTTGTCGAAACCGATAATTTGCGAAGAGATTTTACATATAATCTAAGAATTACAAGACCTAATCATACTATAAAAATAAATAAAGAAGATTATATTGGTTGTATTATACCATATCCAAGACATTTTATAGATAAATATAGCATTGTAGATGCAACAAAAGTATTCGATAATGAAAGCATACAAAAAGAAAGAGAATGCGCTAAAGCTTTTGGTGTTGAAAGATCAACTATTGATCAACAAAAAAAACATAGAAATGGAAAAAGATATTGGAGGGGAGTAGATATTTATGACAATAAATTTTCTGATCATCAAACAGGATTAGATAAATGAGAATAGCTTTATGTCTATCTGGTCAGACTAGAGCATACGAAAAATGTTTCGATAGCCAGTATATTAATATAATTAAACCATATAATTGCGATATTTTTATACATACATGGCTATATAATGGGCTATATCCAAAAACTCCAGACAATTTACATTATTGTAAAGAATATAATATCTCTAATTATGATAAGTATTTAAATGATAATTATCTTATAAATTCAAAATTATTTTCATTATATAGTCCAAAAAAAATTTTAGTAGAATATCCAGATAAAGATTTTTTTATCAATAAATTGTCATCTAATAATAATGTTAAATTTTTTAATGCTATTATGATGTATTATAGTATTTATCAAAGTAATAATCTAAAAAAACAATATGAAATTAATTACGATTTTAAATATGATGTAGTTATACGATGCAGATTTGATTTGTTCTTTGAGCATTTAAAACTTTTGACAGATTATCCTTTGTATTTAGCTCCAAATGAAAATATAGACAAGCCATTTAATAATAATATGAAAAATATTTTGGATACTATCGGCCCTAAATATATGCCAAATGATCAATTCGCCCACGGAACTTCTGAGGCAATGGATTATTATAGTAATATATATGAATCGTATTTATTAAATCAAAATATATTTCCTCAGCATCCAGAAGGGCTAATATCTGAGTATTTATGGAATAGTAACTATATCCCAACTATTAATAATAGTATTCGTATGAAAATTATATCAAAATGATTAAACTTATTATATTTGATTTAGATGGTGTTCTGTTGGACGCAAAACAGATACATTATGATGCTTTGAATGAAGTTTTAGCTGATAGCTATAAAATAACGTGGGACGAGCATATTAGTAAATATGATGGGCTAAAAACAAAAGAAAAATTAAATCTTTTAAGTAAAGAGAAAGATTTGCCAGAACATTTACATAATGAAATTTGGACTAAAAAACAAAACATAACTCATGAAAAATTATCTAACTTAGTACCTAATACTAAACTATTAGATCAGATTACACAATTATCAAAAGCTAATTATAAGATTGCTATTTGTTCTAATTCTATTAGAAAAACAATATATGGAGCTGTATGTAAACTACAAATCATAAAATATATTGATTTAATTATTAGTAATGAAGATGTGGAGAAATCAAAACCATATCCTGAAATGTATTGGAAAGCAATGATCTCTTTTGGCGTTTTGCCTAAAGAGACATTAATAATTGAAGATTCTCCCCACGGTCTACTTGCAGCTAAAAGATCCGGATCTAATATATATAGAGTAAAAAATTCAAATGACCTCAGTAATAGTAATCTATTTCAGATTATAGATTCGTACAACACAAGAAGTAACGATCAGATCATGTGGCAAGATTCTAAATTAAATGTTTTGATACCCATGGCCGGGGCTGGTAGTCGTTTTGAAAAAGCCGGATATACATTTCCTAAACCTCTTATTGATGTTCGTGGAAAGCCGATGATACAAATGATAGTTGAAAATCTGTCATTTGATAGTCCCCATACTTTTATAGTACAAAAATTACATTCTGAGAAATATAATTTAAATAGTCTATTGCCTTTAATTGTTAAAGCTAATAATACTAATATTATCACTGTAGATTCAGTAACAGATGGCGCTGCTTGTACAACTCTGTTGGCTAAAGAATTAATAAATAATGATAATCCTTTGATTATTGCCAACTCTGATCAATATGTTGATTGGAACAGCAGTGAGTTTATGTACAAAATGCAAGAACAAGATGTAGATGCTGGCATATTAACCTTTAAATCTACTCATCCAAAATGGTCTTTTGTTAAAGTGGACGATAAAGGATTTGTAACGGAAGTTGCAGAAAAAAATCCAATATCTGACATAGCAACAGTTGGGATATACTATTGGAAAAAGGGTTCTGATTATGTAAAATATGCAGAGCAAATGATACGAAAAAATAAAAGACATAATAATGAATTTTATGTTTGCCCAGTATTTAATGAGGCTATAGAGGATGGGAAAAAAATAGCAATATTTAATATCGAAGGCATGTGGGGATTAGGAACTCCAGAAGATCTACAATATTTTTTACAAAATCATGATACTAATTTCTCATAGAGGTAATGTAAAAGAAAAGATAGAAGACAAAGAAAATCATCCAGACACTATTAAAAATGTCATATCTCTTGGTTATGACGTTGAAATAGATATTAGATATATTGATAACAATTGGTATCTTGGACATGATGCTCCGCAATACATAATTAAAACCGATTGGCTAATAAAATATTCCAATAAGCTATGGATTCATTGCAAAAATTTACAAGCGTTTAGTCGATGCAATAATCTATATGGTATATTAAATTATTTTTTCCACGAAAATGATAAATATACATTAACGTCTAAACAAATCATTTGGGCATATCCAGGTAGCGAATTGGATAATAATACAATTTGTGTTTTACCAGAACTATTTGATTATCATATAGATATACTGAAACGTAGTCGTGGAATATGTACTGATAATATATTTTTTTATGAAGAGGTGTTACGTGAATGACAAACCAATTATCTTTGAAAATAAAATCATTAAACCAAATACAACTAAGATTATAGATTATATCAATAGTCATCAATCCGATTTTGGTGAATTAGGATCTAATTATTGGCAAGGTAGACAAATATATATTAACCAAATTAAAGATGAAGAAATTATAAATATAATTAAGAGTGGTAAAGATTATATGATATCTGAGTTTATTAAACAATCTAATATAGAAAAACCTTTATATATAGATAGTCTACACATAGTAAGATGGACAGAAGGATACGAGTTGCATCCTCATGCTGATGCTGTTGAGCCAAATGGTAGTCAACATCCATTTCCTTGGAGAGATTTTGGAACTGTTACTTTTTTGAATGAAGATTTTGAAGGTGGAATTTTATATTATCCTAATAAAGATAATCTGCAAGTACTGCCAAAAGTAGGTTATAATGCTATACACACAGGCGGATTAGATTGTTTACATGGCGTAACAAAAATAACAAAAGGAGTTAGATATACAATAGCATCATTTTTAACATATGATCCTAATCATGAGTATAAAATTTGATGTTTTCTATACTATCCAGGTCATATAAGTGGAAAAAAACTAGACTTGATCATCTAAAAAAAGAATCATTTTGTCAATCATGCGCATCTATTAAGAATCTTCAAGTTCATCATATAGTCCCTGTAAATGTGGATCAATCAAAAGAATTAGATCCAAAAAATTTAATCACTTTATGTAAAACGTGCCATTTTGTTTTTGGGCATCTCATGGATTGGAACAGTTGGAATGAGGATGTGATAAAAGATTGTAGGGTGTATTATAATAAAGTAATCAACAAGCCCTACAAAATAAAGGCTCAGTTTTATGATAAAAATATTTTTGGTACTATTAGTAATAATATATGGAACTTTATCTTTTTCTGGAACAATAGATCCTAATACTCCAGATGAAAAATACATAAATTATGGTTTAAAATTTCCATATATTGGTCAAATAATAGGAAGAAAACAGGACGATACTTCATATTCTGGATCTGTAGTAGCATACAAAAATAATATTATTATAACAGCTGCTCATATATTTCATAATAATAAAACCGCTGTTGTAATTTTTAGTACAAAATTATTACCAGTTAAAAAAATAGTAATTCATAAAAATTATGACTACGAAAAATTTGGAAGACACGATATAGCAGTATGTTTGGTCTCGGGAGATATAGGATTAGATTGGTATCCAGATATATATAAAAATAATCAAGAAAATGGCTCTATTTGTTCTTTGGCTGGATATGGTTCTACTGGAACATTTATCACAGGTATATTGCCAAGCAAAGAAAGTAAAAAAAGAGCAGGATCTAATTTTATTGACGCTGTTAATGAATATTTATTATTCTGTTCTCCATCAGTAAAAACAGGTAAAACAGAATTGGAGTTTATCATTGCTCCCGGAGATAGCGGGGGTGGACTATTTATAGAAAATGATCTTGCTGGTATCCATTCTGGTGTTATAGAAGACAAAATTAATAAAGGTAAATCAAAGTATGGGGCAGTCAGTGCTCATACAAGAGTTAGTGTATATAAAGATTGGATAGAAAATACAACACAAGAATTATTGAAAGAAAAATAATATGTTTAAAAAATGGTTTAATAAAACAAAAATAGGATTACTTCCATATGTAACAGAGCCGCTGTATGGCTTGTCTCCAAGTGATCCTCAAGAATTAGGATGGGAACTTAATAAATTCGATATTCCTAGTTTTTGGACACATAGTCAGGGAGATGGTGTTGTATGTGCTGTATTAGATACAGGATGCGATTTAGATCATCCAGACATACAAAGTAATTTATTAGATGGAAAAAATTTTGTTAATATATCTGAAAAACCAATAGATAAAAATGGTCATGGTACCCATGTGTCATCTACAATAGCAGCTTGTAATAATGGATATGGCATGGTTGGTGTTGCTCCTCAAACAAAAATTATACCAGTAAAGGTTCTTAATGATAGAGGTAGTGGATCTATTAATTCAATTGTAGATGGCATATATTGGAGTGCTGATCAATCTATTGTTAATTTTATGACAATGAGTCTAGGTTCAAGTGGACCAAATTCAGATATAGAAAAAGCTATTAATTATGCTGTTAATAAAGGAAAGATAATATTTTGTGCCGCTGGTAATAGTGGACCAAATTCAGATATAATGTATCCTGCTAAATGTGAAAATACTATGGCTATAGGAGCAATAGATGAAAATTTACGCAGAACGCCATTTTCGTGTAGTGGAGATAGTTTAGATTTTCTAGCTCCTGGTCATAATATTATGGGGTGTGCGCCAAATAAACAATATGCGAAAATGAGCGGAACCAGCATGAGTAATCCATTTGCTGTAGGACTAGCATCTCTCTTATTAAGTTATAATAATAGAAGTAAAAAATATAGATTATCTAGTTATAACGACTATATTGAAGTTTTTAAGAGATCATGCAAGCCATTGAATGATCCAAATTATAGTGATATTAAACAATATCAAGGTTACGGGATTATGTATCCTACTATATGAATTCTTCTATAATTTTATAGAAACTTCTAATTCTTTTAAGTAATTCTAACCCATCCTCTTTTGGCATCGCTCCTGATATATTATTTTCATGCCACCATATATGAAACATTTTATTTTTAAAATAATTTGGATAACTAAAAAATAAACAACTCAGTATTTGTTCTTCGCTATATAAAACAGGCTCATTATCTAATAAAGTATTAGTTAAAATACTAAATTTATCACATATATAATTTATAGATGATAGATATCCTCCAAATAAACCACCAATAATATGATAGCATGATTGACAATCATCAATAAAATATTTGCAAGGAATAGAGGAATCCCAATAAAAATCTCTATTTTCTTTTGCGCATACAAAAACTTGATTATTTGTATAGTTATTTAAATTATTTAATAGTTCATTTGTAAATATATTAGATCCATAATAACTATCAAAATATTTACCAGTATGAATATTTAAATATTTATCTGGAATTAATCCGCTATAGCATAACCCAGCATCAATCCAGTATATATAATCGCAATCATGAGCATTTAATTTAATCCAAGATAATTTTGAATATTGTAATTCAATGCATCTTACTGACTGTTTAGTTGATTCTATATCTTTAATTTTATTTATTTTACTAGAATATTCCGTATTATATAAATCGTATTCTATAGTAGATAATCTATCAACTTTATCTGGATAAAACTCTTGATAAAAAGTATCAATTTTATTTTTATCATTAGTATATACTATAAATTCTGCATTACTAATATTCATGATGCTATTTAAGCTATATAAATAATGATCATTACGTCCTGGACGACCACCAAGAGATGTTCCATAAAGATCAAAATATATTGCAGATACTATCTTAGTTTTCATAGTTTTTAAGAGATTGACATAGATCGTAATCAAGCATTCGTGATTCTAGTTTTATAGGACAGTATACATTCCAGTTATATGTCATAAGATAATGATTAGTGTCATATGTTTTATTGATATCTGAAAAATCTGGTCTTTGTACTACTATAGGTAATATTCCACAAAAGCTTTTAGTATTGGGATATATTATTTTATCAAAATATTCATCAATAGCCATTTGTTGATGAGAATTATGTACAAATTTATTAGTATCCCATTCAATTATATATTCACATGCTTTTTTTGTTAAAATAAATCCACTAGTACCAAATATTCCTCTATGTTTTGTAGGATCTTTTTCAGGAACATTAGTTAAATCAAGAAGATATTTATTATATTGATTTAATGGCCTATGTATAGAAGGCGCAAGGTGAAAAATATCCCAATCTAAATTAGTATTAAATAATTCATTATCAATATTATCTAGTAATTCTTTAGCATATGGCATGAAACTAATGTCGTCTTCCATTACCATTGCATAATCATAATTTTCTTCAAGAATTATTGAGGATAATTTTTGATGGGATTGCGCACATCCAATATAGCTATTGGTATCAATACCAGAGAACCTATGATATTTCCAACCAATATATCTCATTTCTTTATCAAAAGAATGTAATCTATCTTGTCTACGATCTAAATTAATAACAAATTTTGGAATATCTTTAATAGTTTTCATATTTTTTACACACATAATCAATAATTAAATCATTATGATTGGTATATCCTTTTCTATGCGCAAAAATTATACTATTATTTTCTAAAGCTTTTTCTAAATTTCTATTAATATCTGTCCAATATCCATATCTATCTATATCGTATCTTTTACATTTATATCTTGATGCTAGAATAGACAGGACGCTTTGATCGTGTCTATGGTTGCTTTCATACCCATCAATACACCCTTCCACTTGAGAATAGCCCCATGCTTCTTTAATTAAAGGTGTATAGACACCATCTGTTTTAAACCCAACAAGCCCAGACCACAACTGCTTATCATTTAGTTCATCTTCTGTGGCTTTCATAATATCTATACATTTTTGATGAGTATAGTTTTTATTTAAATGAACATCTCCAACTAAAAATATGTCTTCTTTATCAATAATATCAAAAATTGATTGTATAGAATCTAAGGCACAGGCTCCGGCGTCCAACCATAAAACTTTTTTAGCCGATGCTATCGAATCAAAAAGAGTAAACATTTTTAAAAAATGACATTTTGTTTTAACTGTAGATATAGACTCATAGATATCAAAATTTTCAGAAATATTTTTTACTACTACTTTTTTATAAGATCTTAATCTTTGTATCTCTGATGAATCGAGACCAAAATCATATACAATAATAGCATCTATTATATTATAACTATATTTATGTATGCTATTTATAAGAGTAAGAAGCGATATAAAATATGGACTATTAGCTCCTGTTATAATAATATTATTGTGCATAGATGTTTATAATTTTTTCTGGGTGCATATATGTGTGAGCTATTGCAAAATTATTTTTTATTGACTGTATTTTTGATAAATATAATTCTTTCGATAGATTATTTATTATAGAGTCTATAGACGATGAATCTTCAAATAGTATTATTCCATTTATATCAAAATAATTTATTATTGATTTATTTCCATAATAAATTGGTATGGTTCCAGTTAAAAAACAATCTAGTAGTTTTTCACTAAAATAATCAGTATCTGGAGAAAATAGATGTTGTGGACCTTCATTTTCCATAGTAATAGAAAACATATAATCTTTTAGAGCATCAACCTTAAACTCTATAGGATTATTAACGCCAGATCCAAAGAAATCAATAAAAGATTTATTTTTTAAATTTTCGTATACTACTGATCTTAATCTATGTCCAGCATTCCACTGTTTATCAGAAAAAATCATACTACACATTTTATTTTTTAGATATATATCAATATCTTGTTCTCTTAGCCAAGTTCCTCCGTGAGGCACAAATTGAAAATTTGGAATTCTTTCGTCCAACCATTTATTATATGAAAAAACTAATTTGAATTTATTAAAAAATTCTGGTTTAGTAATTTTTATATAATTATCGCCATTGACTATAGGCGGCTCAATAATCCATGCGTAATTTTCTTTTGTAGAATCTATATTATCTAAAAAACATAATCTATCTGTATAGATGGCAATATCATAGTCATTGCAATCTCTAGACCATCCAGTTTCGTAGTTAATATATCTAGATAAATTATTTTGACCTATTAGATTTTCATCTATAAATTTTATTTTTTTCATAAATATCCAATTATGGGTTCCGCCCATCCTTTACTAATACTATGAGGCCAAACTATCCAACTAGTCGGTTTGACACTTGTTTGAAATTCTCTCCATATTTTACAGTATCCATCAGGATCATTTTTTACTCTTAGAATTTCATCTTTATCTGCATCTTTTCTGAAAATATCTTCACCTTGATTATCTTTAAAAGCAACTGCCCAAAAATCATAATCACTTTCTGGAACTTGACCATATTGAATATCAATACAGTGTTTAAATATACTCATTAAATGAGTTTGAAATTCTTTATGAGATAAATTAGATAATTCTGGATCAGGCGGTGGCTTATGATCTTGTACCCTCTGCGTGATACCTCTTTTACTAAAACATAATCCAGAATATAGTTCATAGTCTTCAAGAGATCTAATTTTACCAAAACCATATGGTCCAAAATCTATATCATTTATTTCGCCGTCCATACCAAATAATTTTCTATTTCTAAGATGGCTCTTAGAGTTTCTATCGCCCCAAACTTTATCATCATCCCATTGTTTTGTGCGTCCTTTTCTTGTATATTCATGCCAAACCAAGACCTTGTGTGGATGAAATATATCATAACCATGAGTAAAAGCTCTAACTGCAATATTTATTTCTTCACCATGAAAATAATAATTAGGATCATGAGGAACCTCTTTGCAAAATTCTCCAACAGTAAATGCAAAATGAGCACTATAAAATCTACCAGGTAATGGTTTAGTCTTATCGTCCCAAATATCAAATGATGCAGGCAAAAAGAATACGGCCCCTTCTGGTATAAATCTGTCAAAATTCATTTTCCAAGGCTCTTGAATACGGGCGCCAGGATCATTATCCGGATCAAAACTAGGAATATATGATGTAATTAATGGTTTTTTATGTCCTTCTTTTTGTAAATCTTTTAACATATCAATTAATTCACTATCCCAATTTTCTACAAATCTATGATGGCTATCAAGTTGTAGTGTATATTTTTCTCCATCATACAGAGATTGAACCATATTTCTTGCCCAACAAACTCCTTGACTCTCATTATATGGAATATTTAATATTTTAAATCTTGGATCATTTATATAATCGTCTAATTTATCCCAAGAATCTTGTTCCGCATGTTGCCAACAGATTCCTACTCTTAGATTTTCTGGATATTTTGCTTTGTTAAGCATATCTTTTAGTGTAGGCAATAACTGAGGATCTCTATAAGAAGCTATCTGTATAAATATAGTATTATTTTTTGATTTTTTATTTTTCATTATTTTATATCCTGTTTATTATTTTAATAGCAGCAGAAGCCCATCCATCGCGCCAGCCTACTGTTGATAATGGTTCAAACTCAATATTGTATAAATTTACATAATCTAAAAGAGCTTTAAATGAATAATTTTCCCATCCAGGTAAATTGTAAAAATCGTCGAATACTAAAACAGCCCCATTTAAAAAATAACTGTGCATTTGTTTCAAAGCAAAAAATGTCGGTCTGTATAAATCCATATCAAAATGCACAAAAGAAATTTTTTTATTATTAGTTTTGAGAAATTGTTCTATTGTATCTTCTATATTTCCAACTATAAATTCTGTATTATATGTATTATTTGGTACATAATCTAAAGAAAATGTTCCTTTTGCATATAATATATCTCTATCATTAATCATCCAGTCTTCCGGTAATCCAGTAAATGTATCAAATCCATATAACTTAATATTATTTGGTAGCGAAGAGCGTATACAATTAAAGGTATTTCCTGTAAAAACCCCAAGCTCCATAAATAAATAGTCTTGAGATTTTGATGAATTGGATAAACAATAGTCTAGATACGGATAAAGATCATTGTCTGAAGATTTTTTATCAAAATGCACAACAGAATTATTTTTAATAAATCTATCAGCTAGTTCTTGGTCATACATTAATTTTCTCTTCTTTCATTATGATTATAAAAATGAACTCTGTTATGTGTTATAGGACTTGCCAATAAAATAGCTGGTTTGATTTTATTTTCTACTGTTAATGTATATATATGACTCATCCATGTTTGCTCAAAAGGATGATCCCACTTAACGTCAAGAAAGCATTTTTGATTACCTTCCTGATCTATAATATGTGGCCAATTGCTGTAGTAAATCTCTCCTTCAGCATAAGGTAGTCCATCGATACTTTTGATATGAGTAAATTTAGTTAGTGGTTTTTTTTGTATTCGACCAAAATACTTTAACTTTAATTCGCTTGGCACATTATGCCAACTCCACTGATCTCCATTATGGCCATAAAATTCACTAAAACTAAATTTAAGAAAATCATATTCTTCTATTTTCATTATCTTAATAACACGATTAAATAAGTTACTTATATTTTTATTAAATCCAAAACTACAATTATTATTCAAATCCAAAAGCATATCGTCTTCGAAAAAAATCATATACTTAGAACCAGAATCAGAAAAATGTTCAGCAGCAAACTGTCTAGATCCACAAACACCTTTATTGCCGTATTTTAGATGTTCTGAAAAGTTGTATTTAGAGCATATCTCATCATATTTAGAAAATAATTCAGATTTTGTAGAATTATTTAATAATACCTTATCTGTTTTATATATAAAATCATTATCATAGTCTTTAAAACTTTGTAAAACCATTTCCAGTTGTTCTGGAGAATTAAAAGCATTGATGTATAGTTTTATGTTTTGATTACTATGTTGTTTACGATTTTTTGTTTTCTCTTCTATTTGTATATTGGTATTATCATTTTTTAATTTTTCAAAAAAAGTATTTATTAAACCATTACTCTCTATCATTTCATGATGATATATATCGGGATCTTTATATGTCATTATAGTAAAAATACTTTCTTCTGTTCCCATAAGATCTTGTGATAAAGTATCATTAAGTAATGAATAGTATAGATTATTAGCTGATGATATATAATCTATATGGCCTCCAAAAAAACCGCCCCTAGCAACCCTATTAACATTGTTATCGCAAATTTTATTCATATGATGAATATTAAATCCATGTATTTCTGTTGTGGTTTCATATGGAAAACAAATAAATAAGAATTTTTTAACAACATTTTCTAATTTATGAAGCACCTTATCATGGCTAAAATATCCGGCATGAACAGTATTTGTTATTCCTCCATCAAGCCAAAAAATATACTCGGTATTGAACGGATTAAATATCTTTGCATTATGAAGCAGAAATAACTTGCTCATTACCATAGGATTATAATACTCTAATCTAGCCTGAGTACTATCCCTTAACCACCCAACTTGATTTAGCCAGTCTTCTTTTTGTCTTATTTGTTGAATTTTATCAAAAAATGGAAAAAAATTACCTTTAAATTCTTCTTTTGAATGATAATAAACTCTGGTATTTTCCTTATTCCTATATTGATAAACTAAGTTTTCATGATTTTTATCTATAAAAACTATCAAAGGAACATCGCTTGGTAAATTTTTAAGCAGATTAGTGAAATTATCTATATAATGATCGAAAGATCTTCCCCAGCCATCACCTAGAGAATCTCTACTAAGATCCCATATCCCTGTTACTATAGTAGAGTTTATCATTATTATCAGACTCAAGAGATTATATCCACCCCGTCTGCACCAATAATAAGTAGAATCTTCATTTTGTCAATGTCCAAAAAAAGCTAAATGGTGGTTGACACGATACTTTTTTGGTGTATTATACGATTGTTACACGACGAGTATTATGAAAACAATGCCAAATTTCGATAACGATTTTTCAAACGATAAAGAAAAAAGAAGAGAACAGTTTAAAAAGAAAAAAGATCATTTTCATCAATTAAAAGATGATGATGATTTAAGAAGAAAAAATATTTCTAAAAAAGAACTAAAGAAAATAAAAGAAAGTTACGAAGAAGAAGAATGGGAAGATTGGGACAGATATTATAATCATTGATATAAAATGAAATACATAGAGGAACTTCAGATAGGGGATTGTTTTCAATTAAATTCTAGTCATTTTATAATAACTAGTGACTTTAAAAAAGATGGCAAGAAACTTTGTATCGATTTAAAAACAGGATACGGTAAATGGATCAGCCCAATAGATATGGTAGAAATCATCGATATTTTTACCTTAGATAAAGACAGTAATGTTATCGCAATAAAAGAAAGAAAAAAGGATAACTAAAATGCCAAATCAAAAAACAATAAAAAAAGAACCATATGTTATATCTAGTAAAAATATATTTGATATTATACTTCAAAGAGTAAAGAGTAAAGAAAATGGAGCAACAGTATTTGTTCCTCATGTTTGTAATAATGTAGATTTTTTTGATGCTGGATTTGCTGCACAGGTTGGAGAAAAATATCCTATAGTAAAAACAGATTATCATTTACTTGGTAGGAACTTTCTAGCAGTAAATTTAGGATATTCTCAAATTATTAAAGTATATGAAGAACCGCAATATCGTCATAAATTATTTTTTGTTAATATGATTGCGCAAAATGGAGTAAGAAATTTTACTAATCAAAGACCATTGAATTACTTTGCATTGGGACAAAGTATGTATAAAGTATCTCAATTTATCCATATGAACACAGGATTCTTGAATAAAAACGAAAAAATAGAGATACATTGTCCAAAATTCGGTAGTGGACTAGCTGGTGGTAATTGGAACTTTATTAGCGAATTAATAAATGATATATGGGGTAAATTTTTTGTTACGGTATATAACCCATTGAAATCATGAATATAATTAGTTTTAGTCTTTGGGGAAATAATCCAAAATACACTATTGGCGCTATAAAAAATGCTGAATTAGCTCAAAAGATATACCCTAATTGGATTTGTAGATTTTATTTAGACAATACTGTTCCAAATGAAATAATAAGCCAATTACAGTCCTTATCTAATACAGAAGTAATAAATAAGAATATATCTGGTAATTGGACCAGTATGTTTTGGAGATTTGAGTCATCATACGACAAAAATGCCAAAATAGTTGTTTTTAGAGATACAGATAGTAGACTTTCTAATAGAGAAAAAATAGCTGTTGATGAATGGATAAATAGTGATAAGACTTTTCATATTATGAGGGATCATCCATATCATAAGTTTCCTATACTTGGTGGAATGTGGGGATATAAAAATAATAATAAATATCCTATGCAAATATTATTAGAATCTTTTAATAAAACAAATACCTATGGCACAGACTATAGATTTTTTGCTGAAGAACTTTATCCGTTAATCGGAAACGATAAATTAGTACATGATGAATTTTTTGATAAGAAGCCATTTCCATGTCTTAGACAAGGAACAGAATTTGTTGGAGATGTATTTGATGAAAATAATTTACGACATCCAGAATATCAAAAATACATATGAATCCTCGAACCTCTTTCGGTTTTAATACTTTCTGCACCGAGCAGTGGCTACCATTAATTAAAATTTTAATAGATTCTATATCCTCTTTTAGTAAACACCCAATAACTGTTAATTGTATCAATTTCAAATACGATTTCAATAACGATCTAGTTAATTCTGTATCAATATATGATTCTAACATAAGAAGTTATAGTCATATTTATAGATATAAATGGTCTAGTTTATTAGATACTCCATACGACACAACGGTAATGCTAGATGGAGATATGATAGTTTTACCAGGTATAGATAATCTATTTTATGACCATTCTGCTTATTTAAGCACCCTCAATTTTCCATTATTTGCAAAACATCCTCATAATCCTTTCACAAATCCTGTTCATGCTCAAAATTTAAAAAATATGATGTCTATATTTACGACTAACGAACCAAGTATGCCATATGTTTATGCTTGCGGCGTTATTGGTAAGCATCATATAAAATTTGTTAAAGAGATTGTTGATACTATTGACTATTTTCATAGTCATAATGCTATACCATACATAGAAGACGAGGGAATACTAAACTGTTTATTAAGTAAATATAAAATATCCTATGATCTAGGATATATTTTTTTTCCAAATAGTACTTTGTATAATGCTTATATTAATAATAAAATCGATACAGATCAAGAGCTATATGACACATATACAAAATTTAATTGTCCAGTAAAATTTTATGCTTTACATGGATGTAAAAATCAATCACTAGCATCGGATATGCTATCCACAATCAAAGAAAAAACTAAAAATAATGAATAAAATTCTACTTCATCATCATCTTGGATTGGGCGATCATATTATTTGTAATGGACTAGTAAGATTTTTATCAATAAATACTAAAATAGATTTATTTTGTAAAGATCAAAATTTAAATAATATTAAATTAATGTATAGTGATAATAAAGAAATTAATGTTATCGGAATATATAATGATTTTGAGGCTGAACGAATAGCAAATGGTAGTCAGAATTATATTAGACTAGGCGTTGGATTAAACCATAACTATCCAAGGGATATGGAGACTCAGTGGGATAAAGTTTTTTATTATCAAATGAATGTAGACTTCGATCATTCTTGGATATCTTTCAAATATAATAAACCAATATCACAAAATCCAGTGCCTAGCAAACCCTACAGTTTTCTGTGCAATCAAGGTTCAGACGGTATAGATCGGCTTGATTATACAAAAATAGACCATTCTTTACAAAAGGTTTATAGTAATAATGGTAATTTTTTTGACAATATAGATCTTATACAGAACGCAACAGAAATACACTGTATTAATTCTTCTTATATACATCTAATAGATAGAATAGAAACACCCGAAAACACTAAACTAGTATATCATAAAAATTTTATGTATAAAAATCATAGTGACTTTATTTTGAAAAAAGATTGGATAGTAGTATGACCATTTTTGCATAAATATAGGAGATATAAAGTATTCAAAATATTCCCTACCTTTAATTGAATCATTATGTAAATATAATAATATTAATCTGTTTGTTTTGGATAAAAATATATCTCAAAATATCTATGATGCGCATCCATCGTGGCTTAAACTATTTTGTCATTCTTTAGTTGAAGATGATTTTATCATATGTTGGGATCTAGATTTAATTCCAACAAAATTATATAATATAAAAAATATGTTAGATACAGACAATATCAATTTAGCATACGATCAATCTTATGTAAGAGAAAACTTTACTTTTAATGGTAAATTCAAATATAATTGTGGATTATTCGGTATTCCTAAAAAGAATCAACAGTGGCTAGAAAGTATTTATTCCAAAGCTAAAAATTCTAATTATCCATCATATGAACAATATCATGTAAATGATTCAATTTTTGATAATAAAATAACAGTATCAAATATAGATACAAAACTAAATATGATGTATGATGGTTTTCCAGTTGATGAAAAAAATACAAACTATAACATACACTATACCTGGAAAGTTATGTCTGAGGGACACAGAACAGACTTAATTATTAGTCATTACAATAAATTTTATAATCAATTAATAATATCATGAATATATATAAAACAAGAAATGATTTCATCAGCACTTTCGATCAAAATCTTATTATGTGTGAGATAGGGGTGTTCAAAGGTGATTTTTCACAGATACTTTTCAATACATCTCCAAAGGAATTACATCTAATTGATCCTTTTATAGGTAGTTTTTGGTCAGGAGATAAAGATGGTTTAAATATGCAATATGCCAATTTAGAAATTTCTTATCAATATTTAAAAAATTTATATTCAAATTATGATTATGTACGTATTCATAAAGGATATGGTCAACATATACTTCAAAAATTTTCTGATCATTATTTTGATTTTATGTATATAGATGCAGACCATACCTATGATAGTGTTAAGAATGACTTAGAAATATGTAAGAAAAAAACTAAAATAAATGGAATAATATCAGGACATGATTATGATAATAATAAATTTCCAGGAGTAGTTCGAGCAGTTAATGAGTTTTGTTCTAAGTATAATCTTAATATTTTTGCTCTTACACAAGACGGTTGTCCAACTTTTGGAATAATTAATATATGAGTTATAAAATACTTGTCTCAAATGGAGAAATTATTGACAAATTTTCTATATTAGAAATTAAAGTATTTAAAAGCCAAAATATTCTACAGACCCAAAACATACAAAAAGAAATAAATGAACTTCTACCATATATAAATATCATATGTAATAAACAAAATATTAAAAATATATATCAAAAACTTAAAAATGTTAATAATGAATTATGGGCAGTAGAAGATAAGTTAAGAAAAAAAGAACAACAAAATATTTTTGATGAAGAATTTATTAGTTTAGCTCGTAATGTATATAAGCTGAATGATAAAAGAGCAGAATATAAAAAAGAAATAAATTTATTAACAAAATCTATCTTAATAGAAGAAAAAATATATGAACCGTACTGATTTTTTAGAACATAATAAACTTTCCAGTTTACATGATGGAAAAACTGTATTTTTTTGTAAAACAGATTATCTTTTACAAGATTTTGAAACTATTACTAAATTAGATAATGAAGTTGTTTTGATCACAGGTAACTCTGATTATCCCATAACGGACCAAATAGTATCTTTAGCTCCAAAAAATATTAAAAAATGGTATGCTGTTAATGCTCTTACCTATAACAATATGGTAGAGCCCATTCCTCTTGGGTTAGAAAATCAATATTTTTCAATAAGAGATGGTCATGGAATAGGATATCCAGACAGGGCTGGTCTAAAAGAATCTATACTACAAAATCTAGACAAAAACCATATACCAACTCAATTCTTATATTGTAATTTTAATATTACAACAAATCCGGCATACAGACAAAAAATATACGATATGACCAAACAATCAAAATATATCACTCTAGATAACCCAACATTAACTCTACATGATATGTTTCAAAAAATACAAGATCATAAAATGGTTCTTTGTCCAGCTGGTAATGGTATTGATACTCATAGATTATGGGAAGTACTATACAGCAATAGAATACCTGTAACTATTAATATTAATAATTATGCAATATATAAGTTATATAAACAATTGCCTATTATTATTTTAAATACTATTGATGATATACTAAATTATGATCTAATAAATCAAGAATATCTTAAAATTATAAATACTAAATATAATTTAAATTTATTATCTATTAACTATTGGATAGATAGGATCCAAAATAATGTCTAATAATATTTTAATTCTCGGCAATGGTTTTATTGGCTCAAATTTATACTCATATTTTTCTCAATATGATAATACTATCGTAACCAATAGACATACTTTCGATATAACACGTTCTGAAACATATAATAATGTGCCATGGTCACAATTTAATACTATTATATATACTATTGGAATAAAAGATGTTCCATATTGCGAAAAGCAGCCAGATATAGCATTTGATATTAATGCTAATTATATTTCTAATATATTTTCTTTAATTAATGCACAAACTAAATTTATTTATATATCAACAGATTATGTATTTGATGGAATTAGTGGAAATTATAAAGAAGATTCAGAAACTAAACCAACCACGATCTATGGATGTTCAAAATTAAAAGGAGAATTAATAAGTCGTCAACACGATAATTATATTGTTATTAGAACCTCTGGTGTTTATGGAAATGGTTGTATGTGGCTTAGTAAACTACTATCATCACTTGACAGTTCTCAAAAAATTGAGTGTTATACAAATATTTACAACACGCCAACTTATGCTATGAATTTAGCAGAAATGATTAAAAATCTTATTAATGAAGATTTTACAGGAACAATTCATTTGGCTGGTTCAAGTGTGGTTAATAGACTTGATTTATACACAACAGTCGCTACTATATTTGGTAGAGACACTAGTATTCTATATGGTGGACAGTCAACTAATAATAGATTTCCCAATAACTTATCATTATGTAATAAGAAATATGCTACATTATTTAATCGTTCGCCAGATGATATACGCACAGGTCTATCAAGACTAAAATCTAATTATGCGTATTAATATTATATCAACATCAACATCGTCCCTAAATACCTCTAACAATGGGGCTAATGTACAGGGCGACGAAATGGTTGCCAGGGCATGGCACAAGTATATGTCCAGAGATAGCAGAGTATCTGAGATCTACTTAAATGGATCAACAGACATATCATATGATGTTAGTATTGCTTTTAGTCCATTGGTTGAATGTACTAGTGGATACAAAGTATTATATTTACAAAACGTTTTTCCAAAACCGCATTGGCCCGGAACAGTAGGTATATTCCATTCTGTTACCAACAACTATAATAATTTCATCTTTCCGTCCGATGGTTTAAAAAATGAATGCCACAGTGACGGTCTTGTATGTCAATTTGCTGTAGATGAAGAGATATTTTACCCAAAACAGCCAGCTGATAATTTACGCCACAATCTTTGTTTTGTTGGCAATAATATTCGAGATGCTGTTAGTTTAAATAAATATTTATTATGTGTAGCTGATATGGGCTTAGTTATTTATGGTAATCCACAAGGATGGAATTCAAATTTATGCCACGGTAAAATAAGTATCGAAGATGAAGCCACACTCTACTCTTCTGCAAAAATCTGCCTCAATGCTCATCTTACTGAACATTTAAATTACGGATCATTCAACTTTAGAATTTTTAATATTTTAGCATGTAAGGGTTTCATAATATCAGATTCATCTATTTTTTTGAATCATGAATTTTCTAATTCTATAGTATTTACTGAAGGTTTTTATGATTTGAGAGAAAAAATATCTTTTTACCTAAATAATCCAGATGAAACACTTCCTTTTAGAGAAAATGGTTATATGCATGTTTTAAAATATCATACATTTAAACATAGAACAACATCAATCATCGACTGGCTAGAAAGACTAATATGAAAATTTTATTTGCTAATATACCCAACATAAAATATATTGATGGACAAATACATACTGGACCGAATGCTGGATCTAGATGGCCATGGACTAATGCGGGAGGACATTTCCATGGATATGCTCCATTTCCATTTTGGCTTGGCTGGGCAGCTAAATATGTAGAAAGCCATGATTTTGAAGTATATTTTTATGATGGAGTAGCTCTTAAACATAATAATTTAGAAATAACTAAACAAGAAATTATATCACTTAAACCAGATATTATTTTTTATGATGTCGCAACTCCTACTTTTACTATAGTTGATGGAGTAGCTAAAGAATTGAAGGATCAATTAAATTGCGTAAATGTATACTGTGGTCCACATATGAAAACTTATGCAAATGACTGTATGTTATTGGATCATGTAGATTATTGTATAATTGGAGAGTATGATATCCCAGCACTTAAAATTTGTCAAAATCCAAATATTGAACAACAAATCTTTAGATTTGAACATCTAAAAAATATAGACACTTTACCTAATGGACAAAATTTTGTTCCATATAGACCATTAGAATATATACAAAATTACTACGATCCAAGCATGTCCACACAGCCCATACAATTAACCATCAGCGCTTCTAGAGGATGTCCTTTTAAATGTACTTATTGTCAATGGCCAAATGTTATTAATAATGGACAATATAGAGCTAGATCAGCAGTTATGGTAATAGATGAAATCAAACAAATGCAATATATTTTAAAAGAAAATCTTAGAAGTATTTTTTTTGATGATGATACATGGAATCTGGGCCCAGGTAGAATATCAAAAATATGTGATGGTCTAAAAGAAATAGGTCTGCCGTGGACAATGATGGGTAGAATAGATACGAGTAAACCAGAGCTATATGATAAAATGGTGGATTCTGGTTGTGTTGGTATGAGATTTGGCATTGAAACATTTAATCAGGAACTATCTGATAATGTTAAAAAACATATGAATACTAAAACTGCTTATGATAATCTAAAATATTTAGTTACTAGA